TAAGAGTCGATGAAAATGTCAGAACAACTACAGGCTTCACAGCAACTGATGAATCGTTACAATCTGGATTTATTAATAACGAGGCTAATATTTATGTAAATAACGATGGGGCAAACGTTTCGTCTGCTCAACCGTTAAGTTCTTTATTAGACTTAACACCTGATGATAATCCACCGAGTGACGGGACTTAGAACTTATGGCACAATATTTTTACGATAATCAAATAAGAAGATTTCTTTTACAATTTTCTAAAATCTTTAGTAATTGGTATGTCACAAAAGGAAAAGATCCTAATGGAAATGATATACTAGTTAGAGTGCCAGTACAATATGGCGATGCAAGTAGACAAGCGGCAAATATTATTGCAAACAATTCTGCAAGTAATCTTCCTTCAGCACCTATGTGTACATACTTTATCAATGGACTAGAGTATGATCAGAGACGCACACAGGAGCCCTTCTTCGTTGAAAAGCAAAACATTCGACAAAGAGCATACGATGATGGTACCGCTTCATATGAGACAACACAGGGGCAGGCCTTTACAGTTGAAAAACTAATGCCTGTACCATATACATTAAGAATACAAGTTGATTTTTGGACTACTAACTATAATCAAAAATTAGAATTGATCGAACAATTAGGAACATTGTTTAATCCAAGTTTAGAAATTCAAAGTACTGATAATTTTGTTGATTGGACATCATTAACAGTTGTATATCAGGACGGGTTAACATTCTCATCTCGTTCTATTCCTGTAGGAACAGGCAATCCAATTGATGTGATGACTTGGAAGTTTTATTTACCTATATGGTTAACAACATCTTCTAAACTCAAAAAATATGGTGCTGTTCACAAAATCATTGCTTCTATATTTGATGGTAAAGGACTTGAAGCAATGCAAGATGACAATTTGTTATTAGGCAATAGACAAAAACTTTCACCATATGGTTATAAGTTATTGTACATAGGCAACACAATACAATTATTGCCACAAGATTCAACTACAGCAGATACACCAAATACAGATTTAGATGTCCCAGTAAATCCTGACACTGATTTATATTGGACATCATTGTTAAACATGTACGGAGCATATCAACCTGGAATAACGCAATTGTGGTTAGAAAATCCATATATGGAAAATGAAATTGTAGGAACGATTGTTGTGAATCCATTAGATGATCGTTATTTGATTTTTGATGTTGACCCAGACACATTACCAGCAAACACATTAGAGCCTGTAACAGGAGTAATCAATCCACAAATTACTGGACCAAATGCAGGACTACCTGGAGCAACACCTGGAACTAGATACATCTTAGTAGACGATATAGGTTCAGATTCTGCATCATGGGGAGTAGTCATAGCAAGTGTAACTGGTCAGTCTACAGCACCAGAAACACTTAATGCTACTGATATGGTGCCAGGTGTAGAGTACATGATTGCAACTGCCGGTACAACTAACTATGCTCAGTATAGTGCGGCTGATAACAATCCAGGAACTGTTTTCACAATGAACAATGTTCAGCCATCAGGATCAGGTACAGTATATATAGTTGAAGTCATTGATAGAAATATTAATGACATTATTGAATACAATGGCACTCTTGGCAAATGGTTTATTGCATTTGATGCAGATAAGAACGAAGTCGAAGTTGAGTATCTTACTAATTTAGCGACCCAAATTCAATATAGATGGTCTGCAACTCCAGAAGATTCTGACGTAACCCCTGCACAAAAAGGTCAGTGGATGAAATCTTATGAAGGCTATTATGGAGAAGGTGATTACAGCATAGTTATTTAAACAGGCTCTATTTGCCTAATAAATAACTGCATGATCATTATTAATCAATCTGCTGGAATATTTTTCTACAGCAAATCTACGCAACGATATCTTTACTTGTTAAGAAACGAGAATAAAAATCCTACGTGGTCTATTCCAGGGGGCAAGATTGAGAAAAATGAAACATTGCTTTCTGGATTAAAAAGAGAATGCCAAGAAGAAATTGCATATTGGGACGATGAGTTTAAATTAGTACCGATACAAAAGTTTGTCAATAATACATTTGCATATCATACGTTCTTCTGTGAAATAGAAGAAGAATTTTCACCACTTCTTAATGACGAACATTGTGGGTATGCTTGGGTCGGAAATAATAGATACCCAAAACCATTGCACCCAGGTTTGTTCTCAACAATTAACATTGACACTGTTGTAGAGAAACTAAAGGCTCTACAATCGCTGTAAACATACCCTTAGAGCTTCGGAAAGACGTTCTGAGAGACTTAATCACTATTGATGGGTAAGAATATAGATAGTGATCTAATCGATGCTGAGATCGATTCTATGCAATCTGGATAAATAATACTATGAGTAACAGAAAAGGCAAACCAAGCGTAGGCGATTACATAGAACATTTTTGTTCTTTGAACGGTAGATTTGAGGGTATTATTACTGAAATATTATCTACCCAATTTATATATGAAACGCCAGAAGGTCATTCAAGGTTCTGTTTATATAAAGAGAATTGGAATTACGCCAATTTATCAAATTACACCCAAAAAGAAAGGGACTAAGTCCCTTTCTTTACATCACTCGATGTTATTTGTTAATGCATGAACATCATTTCGATTCCTGAGTAGCCTAAACCACCAAGAACAAAACCAGCACCAATAAGCATCCATCTCCATTTTTCTAGCCCAGCAATTTTACTTGCCATCTGATCATGTGATTCCTGATTAGATTTGTTAAAATCCATCAGCATTTTCTGAGTTGAAGCATTGCCCTCTTTTATTAAATCAGTATTAGTTCTAATATCTGATCTAACATCTTCTAGGGCTGTATCAAATTTAATGTCGAGGTTTTTAAACTCAACTTTCAACACTGCAATATCAGTATCGTACTGTGCTAATTGTTTTTGTGCTTGATTCTGTGCCATAATCTAGTTGCCTCAATATTATGCTGATGGCAATTCAATTACTGGTTTCACTGAACCTGCTAACGGAGTACCTGCGATTGTTTCAAACGTTGCCTGCATTCCAGTCTGAGTTACTCTAGTAAGGTCTGTACCACTATCATCAGTGAATGGTAAACCATTAACATCAGATATAGATTCTATGAAAGTAGTCGCCGCATTAGTGTATGTGCCTGATATGCTCATTTCACCTGCAAGTAAATCTGCTTGTGCTTTTTTAACTAAAGTACAAATTCCTGTTCTTGTTCCTGCCGCATTGCTTACTAAGTATTTTCTCTTACCTTTTTGACGTAAGAAGTAAACTGTTTCATCATTAGCACTAATAACTGAAACTTCATTTTTAGTGGCGTTGCTGACTGCACTTAAGTCTAATTTTTCAATGTTTGCAGTTGATACAACAGTTGTTGTTGTCAATGCTAATGCTGGTCCACCTAATGTTGCTGAAACACTGAAAGTTGTTCCACTATCAATTGTTTTAACAAAGTAAGTAGTACTTGCTGTTAGTCCACCGATGTCTGCACCAAACCAGATAGGAGCATCTAAATCAAATGCACCTGTTGCAGTTACTGTGATTAAGTCAGTTGTTGCATCTGAACTTGCTGTTGGTGTTGATACTACTGCTAATGCAGAGACTGTACCTAATGGTACGTTACCACCTGCATATGATACTGTACCAGTACCTGCGCCAACGCCTGTTGCTACGAATACTTCACCTAAGTTAGCACCTGTTGCACCCATTGCGATCCATTGTGCTTCAGTTGTACCAACTATGTTGTTGATTACATAAGCAACGCCAGTAGCTAAGTCGCCTACTGTGAAAGGTGTGTTGTCACTAGCGAATGAAAGTTGTTCGCCTACTGATACGTTAGTAGTAAAGTCTGCATCTTTGTCACCATATACATCAGTTGTTGATACGTCAAACCAGTATTTGCCAGGTGCGTTAACTGGAATTGCGCCAGATGCAGTTAATTGTTTACCTGTTTGTGCTGTGTCTCCACCGACTACGCCCATGTCTTGTGGTGTGTCTGATGGATAACCTTCTCCAACTTGGTTAAACGATAAGTTTACACTTCCGCCTGTTGTAGTTGTTAATGTTGGTGAGACTTGAGGTTGTACTGAAGGGTCAGAATTTAATGCAGTAAAAGTCGTTGCATCAATTACTTCTTTTACAAAGTATGTAGTTCCGCCAGTTAATCCACCTACTGTTGAAGTAGGTACAAATCTGTCACCTTGTGTTAATCCAGTAGTAGAATCTACTGTGATCACGTTTGTTGTCGCAGTCGTATCGGATAATACCGCTAGGGCTGAGACCTTTGCTATTTTTAATTTATTCGCCATGTTATTTTCTCCTAATAATTATAGTTGACGTTCTAGGTCACACGTTCGGTGGGAATAACACCGCATGAGATTGTTTATTGAAGTTTTCGATAAACGAGAACAATCAAATGTATTTATCTAATTAGTAAGAATTATGGGTTAAATTTAGAGTCGGCCGACTGCTATTTCAATAATAGATAACTCACTTTCTGATTTATCTTGTATTGCTTTACCAAGAACAACTCCTGGTTGCATAATAGTAGCAACATGATACCAAGCAGTGGCTCCACCTTGTCCGTCATGTACCATTAAGTCACCTTTTTCACATTTGCCTGTTACTTTACATGGCACTCGACCTTGTAATGCAACTGCAACTGGAATGCCTGAACATCCTTGATTCATAATATATGCTGGTTTTGTTGATACAATTCCTGCTACTCTGTTACTACATTTTACATCTGAA